TCACCTTCAATACCGGATTCTCATCAAAATTCAGTTTTTCTGTAATATCTACAATTTTCTTTGCCATAATAGCCTCCTGTTTTTATGCTGCTGTAGAAATCTCCGGTTTGCCGTTGCTCATAATATCAAACTCCAGAGGAGCCACGGCTGTAGAGTCTCCAGCGCCGATATTTTTCACGTTAATAACTGCCCCGTTAAATTTAACCACCGTTCCATCCGGGAATGTCCACTGGACATTTTTCTCTGCGGAGCGGCCGTTTACCCATGCAAGAGACGCTACAGCATCGTTACCGGCATCTCCGACGTTCCTTTTTGCAGTCACGGAAATCGTGACACCTTTACTGGTAAGCAGACGTCTTACCCATCCTTCTTCCGTAAAAGGATGCCATTCCTCTACTCCATTGTCGAAGGATACGCTGAATGTCTCACAGTCCGCAATATTAACCATATTTTTTTCAGCTCCGCTTTCCGCAGCATCAACCTGAAACTGGTTTTCATAACAGGGATATACTCCTGTAATAGGTGTGCTCATTCTTTTTCACCTTTTCCTTTCTCATAAATAACAGCCATCTCTATGACCCATTCGCAGATACCGGCATCATCTTTTCCGACATCCTGCGGTTCATAAAGAGGCTGTATAAATTTTATCAACTGATTGTTGACCGTTACATTTCTTGCAGCCTTCACCGCATCAAATGCTGTCATGGCTGTCTTTTCTGACTCTCTCGGCGAATTATTCCAGTGAATCAACAGGGTGACATATTTTGTCCCGTAAGATACAAGTTGTGGTCCTCCTAATGCTGTCTTATACTCCTGCTGATGTTTGCTGTTATAAACACCGATGGACTTCTCCTGCTTGTCCGGCAGGCTTCCCATATATACATGGTCTGCCAGTTCAATGGATTCCACATAATCCCGCACATCCGATAACATCATAATCCGGCAATCCTCCTGTATATTTGTTTGTATGCCTTTTGGCAGTACTCTGATTTCTTCCCAGAGATCCAGTCCTCATACCATTCGCCTCTTGCATTCGGATTCTCCGTCTTCTGGAAATGATATTCCGGGTGAAAATAAAGCCGTCTTGCATAGGGTGTGCTAGATATGATACTGACTTTTCCCTGGCTGCTCTCCGAATAATCGACAAAAGTGCTCTCGTTTTGCAGATTGCCGGTATCCCTTGGGAACACCTGTGCCTGCACCACATTGGTATGTAATGCCTCAGCGGTCTGCTCTAAAGCCATCACCTGTGCTCTCGTCAATTGTTGGATCTTCGGAAAATTCAGCTTTACTGTGGAGTTTACACTGATCATACCAGCAGCACCTCCGTATAGTTGACTGTTCCGTCCGGGTTTCTCGCCTTACGCCCTTCCAGAATCCTGCGCTTACCCCCAAATATCACAGCACTTCCTCCGGATATAGCCGGAAGCTCCGGGCAAATATCTCCTGGAAACAATGCTGTTCCTGTAATCTCTATCAGTTTCTTCTCGGCTGTCAGCACAGTCTTGGCTTTGTCCTGATAGTTACATTTTCCGGAATATTCC